CAAAATCAGCATAGGCAGACCCTGTGTCATTAACCACCACAAAATCACTAGACGCATTTGTTCCACTACTTGTGTTTTGTAAAACAATTTGCACATAGTTATTAGAACTATTTGCGTAAGACGCAACAATTCCTACATCTGAATATCCTAGAGTTCCATAGGAAAATGCACCCGTTGTGACGTTTGCATAGATGTTTGCAGTTGCAATATGATTTTGAGCGGTGACATTGGTAAATGTTGCATTACCACTTTGTATGGTGACGTTGGCTAAAGTTACATTGCCCAGGTTAGCAGTTGAACTTCCTAGTGCAATCGTGGTGTTGCCAATAATGACGTTGCTGTTGGCTAGTCCAGAATTAGGAATGGTCAAAGATGCAGTGACATTGGCAGTATTGTTGGCGTAGAGGTAACCCGTTGCCGTTGTGATTGCTACGTTGGCAAAAGACTCTGTAGTGCCTCCCAATACCTTTTCCCAGACCGTCCCGTTAAAGATAACCCAGTCACCCACAGACCAAGAAGATATGCCGTCTAGCGTGGTTGTTCCCGCTACAGAAACCACATAATATGTGTTTTTAGTACCCACACCAGATGTAAGCGTGGGCGAGTTTGTATTGGCATTCCATGTGCCAGCGTAAACTAATTGCCCCGTTAACCCAATATAAGATACTGTTTTTAACATGATCAGTCTCCGTCACCACAAACTATGTAAATGGTTGCAGACCCACTTGCCACATTTGCAGAAAAGTAAGCATTAGGCACAAACGTGAGAATCTCATCTGTACCAGGCAAGAGGGCTAGACAGTTGTTCTGAGTGGTTGTGGGCACAACTGCACCAGCTGCAGCAAGTGAAGAAGTCTGCCCATATCCTAGAAATGCAGTTACATTGCCACTATTGATGATCCTGTACTGATTTCCACCCAGCGTAGAAGACAACACCTGTGTAGGTGCTGGCGCAGTGGTAGACGCTGTAATGACTACAGTGTTACCAGATGGGGTGAATGGGGCAGATACACTCATTGCTGATGTTCCACAGGAGCTGGTGGAGTGGCTTGTTTCTGTATTTCTGCAATAAGAGGCGCAACCTCCTGATAAGGTTTAGTAGCCAAATATTGAAGAATAGAGTTAACAAGTTGAGTTTGTAGAGTTACTGTTTCCATTTTTATGCTCCTTGTGTTGCCCAGGGAAGGGGAGGTGTAACCACAGTAGGATTGATCTGTGCGTTAATCATGCCATCCAATGCGGTCTGTGTTGCTGTTTCTGATACACCCGCACCCCAAATCCAATTAAGCACATCTTGTTGCGTTAGGCTTGCAAACGGGGTGAAAGGTGACCCAGCGGTGTAAGTCAAAGATTGCGTGCTGTATATAGTCGCTGTATAAGGCACAGTTTGACCATTCACAACGTGCGTTTGGTCTGATGTTGCGTTGCAACGCCAGTGAACTGTAAAGACTACGTCTGTTTGTGATTCGTATGTGGGATAGCAGTCCATCTGCTCCACAATCCAGTTGTAAGTGCTTGCCATTATTTATTCTCCAAAGTTGATATGCGTTTTCTAAGTGATTGAATTTCAGCAACAAGGTCAGCAATTACTTCAGATGTTGCGGCTTGCATTTGCTGATAAATTGGTTTTCCATCAGCATCTACACCATCTTTAGTTCCTGTAACGCTGTTTGAATATACTTCTTGAAATTCATGCGCTAAGAAACCACGGGCTTTTTGTCCATCTTTTGTCCATACATAATCAATTGGTTTAAGAGCATCAATTCGTTCCCCTTGACCAGACACAGGATTAGTAACAGTTTTTAAACGATAATCAGAAGTTGTGTTGTAAATAACTGCCGCTGTCGCTCCAACCCTTGCAATAGAACCAATATTGGCGTTTCCACCTGAATTAATGCCAAAAATAACAAATGTGCTACCACTTGCACCACTATTGTCAAATAGTTGCAAACCATTTTGACCTGAACCATATTGAAAACGGAATTGAGCGCCTGAGTCTGTTGATGTACAACCCACTAATAATCTACCACTAGTGTCTAGTGTCATTGCTTGGATAAAGGAAACATTGTTTCCTGCTGAACCTGATGCGGCTGTTGACCAAGCGTGAACCCCACTTTCATTTACATACAAACCAGCCAAATTGTTTGCTAAGTATTTCCAGTTTGTGCCATTGTAAAAAGCATTAGCAACAGTGTATGCACCACCATATGAACCCCAAGAAGCAAAAGAAGCACCGCCTTTAAGTTGCAAAGCAGTTTGTACTGGTGATGCCCAAGCACTAGGAGTAACTCCTAATCCTAAGTTAGTTCCATCAAACTGTAACGCAGACCCAGTAGCCAAAGCACTTGTAGAGCTTGCATACACCACACCATTGGCGGTGAATGATGTGAGTCCTGTGCCTCCGTTAGCTACGGGTAATGTGCCTGTGACTTGTGAAGTAAGATTGATAGTGCCCGACAACGCAGATGTTGGATAACCCGTGCAATTTGTTAACGTGCCAGAAGTAGGTGTACCCAATATGGGGGTAGTCATGGTAGGACTTGTAAGTGTCAGGCCAGCTACCGTAGTTGCCGTGCCACCTAAAGCAATACTCGTGCTACCTATGGTCACCGTGGTGTTGGTGAGCGAACTATTGGGGATATTTGTAAGTGTATTTGTGCTTCCACTGATACTCTTGTTGGTCAGCGTATCTGTGGTTGCTCTACCTACCAAAGTATCTGTACTTGTGGGCAGAGTCAATGTGCCTGTGTTGCTAATCGTGCTAATAACAGGAGATGTGAGAGTTAACCCTGCAACAGTAGTTGTAGTTGTCCCCAAAGTCAGGGCTGTAGACCCTAGTGTGATAGCAGTGGCAAAGTTACTATCCAACTGTGAAAGTGGAATAGCCGATGTTGCAGAGCCAAATGTATACGGAACAGCCATTTTAGAACCTCACTCTTAATTCATGTTCAAACTCGAATGTGTTAACCGTGAACGCAGCACTGTTGCTGGTCTGGGTTAACCCTAGATATTTACCATACTGCTGTGCATCTGATTTGTACAGATAATACCCGTTGCTTGTTACCCAAATTATCGTAGCAGACGCATTATTTGTCCAACCTATAGTCGTGCCTACATTGTTAATCCAAGACGCATTGGTAGAAAGCACGTAAACGGGGCTAGAACCGCTTTCTGAGTCTACAGTGATATAGAACGTGCCACCCTGAGTCAAAGTCGCTTCTACACCAAATTTCAGGGCTTGTTTAGTTCTGATACTGTCCCCCATAGGGTCCAGAGCAGTCTGAATATAAGACGCTATATTGGCTGACGGGTTGTTGTACAGCCTGTAAAGCGTGGTTGTAGCCACACCGTAGAGGCTTACAACACCTCCTACAGGTACAGAAGTCACATAATTGATACCGTTGCCTTGTGAGGTAATAAACCATCTCTTTTCAAAGAACACAGCTTGGATAAACCGACTGGGTGCAGGGCCTAGTGGGAAAGATGAATTAACGTAGAAGTTAAATGCAGCGCACAAAATGTTATTGAGGAGCACTTGCCCCCCAGTCACAGGCTGTGAGAAGTCAATATAGGGGAAAATACCGTCTAACGGGTCTGAAATCTTGGATGTTGTACTACCAACCAGGGCATAAATACCGTAGTCATTCATAAACAACAGGCTTCTGAAATACGGAAAGATAGCGTAAATACGCTTAGTACCCACAGAAGCCGACACATTGGTGTTGGTAAACAGAGTTGCCCCTGTAGAGGTAACCCTGACATCTGAAAAGACGTTAATCGAGTCATCACCAAAGATGTACAAGAAATTGTTGGCTGAATACAGAACCGTGATGTTTCCGTGCAGGGTTTCGTCTGTCAATGTCAGTGAGCCAGCACTTACTGACGTAAAGTCAAACGGGCTTGTAGAAGCTGAATAATAGACTGTACGCCCCACAGCCACCCAAGTACGCCCTGAAAACGTGGCTACATCCACAATTCCATCTGTGTTGGTAATGGCTATACCCGTGGCAGTTGTACCACCCATAGGTGCAGCACCAAAAGACACTGTGGTGCTGGCATCATAACCCGTGCCTGGGTTGGTCATAATCACTTGCGTGACAGAGCCACCTGACAAAATAGCCGTGCCTGCAGCGTTTGTACCAGAACCTGTGATGGTCACAGCAGGTGCAGAAGTGTATCCAGAACCACCGCTTGTCACCAAAATAGCCACTGTGCCTGTGGCAAAAGTAATGAGAGAAGTGATGGCTACTGCGGTTGTTGTGATGTTAGAACCACCACCCGAAATAGTAACATTGGGGGGTGATGTGTAACCTAATCCTGCGTTGGTAAGGGTAATGCTGTTAAGAGAGCCCTGTACTAACGTGGCTGTAGCAGATGCTCCACCTGTACCTGAAAAACTGACACTTGGAGCTGAAATATAACCTGAACCAGGGTTTGTAACTGTTATTGCTGTAACTGCGCCACTGGTAATTGTCGCAACACCTTGAGCAGTTATACCGCCAGCCGTAGTTGGCGCACTAAATGTTATTGTTGGCAAAGTAGTGTATCCACTACCCCCAGCATTGATTGTCACAGAAGCCACGCCTCCCGCACCTGTGGTCACGGTAGCCACAGCAGTAGCTTGCACGCCATATCCTGATGTAGGTGCGTCTATCACCACATTGGGTGCTTCTGTATACCCTGCACCTGGCACAGTAATACCAATACTGCCCACACTACCAACAGGATTGAGGTGTGTTGCATCCCAAGCAAACAAACCTTTTTTGGGGTCACCTATCACCGCATACTGATTTTTGTACTGGCAATACGTCACTCCTGCATTGGAAAACGTACCTGTTGTAGCAATATTTCCTGCCGTGTTACCAGAACCTGAAGAGGTGATGCTGACATATTCTCCTCTACCGTCATTCTCAAATGCCAGTAAATAGTCTGTCAGGTTAATGTTGGTGGAGTAAAAAGACGCAACATTCGCACTGGTCACAATGTTGGCACTGCTATTGCTTGCAAATGTCAGGTTGTTTTGAGCAGCCACAATCTTGATATTGCCACTGCCTATAGGCTGAGCATTTTCCAGCCAACTGAACTCTTCTTTTTCAATAGCCGTGCGATTAGCCTTGGTATTTAAACCTTTGAAGGCTTTAATAATGGCATAGGACTTTTTCTGTTCTGCTGCTGCCATGTTTAGTACGGTGTTGAGTAGGGGTCAGGTATGCGTCTTGTAAAGGAGCTATTGAGAGCTGCCTGTACTTGTTGTTTGTATTGTTGCTGATATATCTCTGCTTCACCATAGCTCTGCTCTTTATACTTGGCTTTGTAAGCAGCGTAAAAGGCTACAGGTTGCGTGAATGGGTCGTTGATAGGGTCTACAGCATTGGGTGTGTTTTGAGACAATGGCAAAGGCAATATTACCGTATCCACTTCCATCAAATAGCTCTGGTCAGGCACAGGACCAATATAAATTTGTTGTTGACCATAAACAGAGAAACACACGGGTCTACCAATGTAATTCTGCCAATATCTCAATTGGGCATTAAAGTTGCTAAAAGGCAAATATCTGAGCGGAATACGACTATTGCCCCAATAAATGGTGACATTGAGGACATCCAATATCTGATTGGTAACATTCAAAGCTGAATACGGAATAATTTCAGCAGGAGCGTAATAGGTCAAATACGCTGTGCCATTAGCAAAAGGCGTGCTAGGTGGAAATCCACCATTGCCTGTTGGATAGGGAGGTGCAGATGTACCTAGCGTGCCACTGGTTGTGACTTGATAGGTATAAATGTTGGAAAAGATGTACTGACCAGCAGTAACAGCAAGATTAGCAGCCCAAGGTATAGCTGCTGAACCATCTGCCCCTATAGGGGTGGCTGAAACAATCAGGGTACGTAGGCAACCAGTATCTCTAACGACTCGTTCACGGGCAGAATTGATATCGTCCGT